TAATTATCTTTGAATCAAATATTGTATTTTTTATAGATTTAATATATTCAAATACTAATTTATAAATATCAGGATTAATTAAAAATATTATTTCTTTTGGGTTATTCATTATAATATAAGTTAGATAAAATTTAAATTATAATTAAAAATATAGTAATGATAGATAAATTAATAAAAGATTTTATTGATAAATCAATAATAGAATTAAAAAAAAAAGAAAATAAAGAACGAATAGAAGAAGAAATACTAAATCCAATATTTAAAAGTTTTACTGAAAAAATATATCCATATGTATCTTTATTATTTTTAATGTATTGTTTAAATTTAGTTTTAATAATAGTAATACTGATTTTAATAATTTTATATAATAAAAAAAATATCTAAAAAAATATATTTTTTCTCATTTAGATTAATGCAATTAATTAATTTAATAGTAATTTTCTTAACTCTTGCTTATTTACTTCCTAGGGCTGTAATATATTTCCCTGCAGTAATTGGAAATACACATTATTACAATCTTCTCGCAGGTGTATGTGTATATATTGTTCAATTCTTATACAACTTGTATGTACAATCCACTAGACAAAGAACTGACTTAACTCTTAGAACAAATGTAATGGAATCTTTAATAAGAGGAGTAATTGTAATTGCTGCTTATTATGTCTATGAAGAACTTCACAAGCATTATCACATTAGTCTTCCTATAACTGCGGATGAACAAAAAGCACTACTTGTAATATTGGTTTTACTTACATTCATTCTATTAAACTCTCTCCGTAAGCCTTAAAAATGTTTTAAATTTAATTTCTATAATAAATTATAATGAAATTAAATTTAAATTTAGATTTAAAAGATTTAGTAAAATACATAATTTTTTTAGGAGTTGTATATACTATTCTTAAAATTATGCCATCTAAACAAATCAGTTTACAAGACATGTTTCTAGTAATTTTGATTATAGTAGGTAGTGTTATTTTCTTTCACTGTTTTTATAATAAAGAAACTTTTCAGAATTTAGTCTCAGAACCAGAAGGGGAAATTATAGAAGAAGAAGGAGATAATATTATAATAACAGTTGAGTCTGAAGTTGATGACGACAAACCTGAATCTGAATCGGAAGATGATGACAAACCTGAATCTGAATCAGAAGAAGATGACGACAAACCTGAATCTGAATCGGAAGAAGATGACGACGAAACAGTAAGTGCAGAATCAGATGGCGCAAAATCAGAAAGTGAAGAATCTGAAGGTGCAGAATCGGACACTGATTCTGATGATGATAAAGATGATGATAAAGATGATGAAGATAAAAAAGATGAACCCGCAACTGATAAATCCAAAGTAGCAACTGGATTAAACCAAGATGAAAAAGATAAATTAAGACAAGATGCTACTACAAATCAAAATTCTGTATTAAGACTAGCACAAAGTGATCCAAATTTACAAAATATTATGAAACCTGATTCACCAAAAGCTGATTCTTCTAAACCTGATTCTGCACCTGATTCTAAACCTGATTCTAAAGCTGATTCTAAACCTGATTCTAAACCTGATTCTAAACCTGATTCTAAACCTGATTCTAAAGCTGATTCTAAAGATGATTCTAAAGCTGATTCTAAAGCTGATTCTAAAGCTGATTCTAAAGCTGATTCTTCTGCGCCTAAAAAAGAATCTACAGCATCTTCATACAAATCAAATCAAAATATACCAATATATCAAGGAAACTTTTTATCAGAACAACAAAATGTAAATATAAATGCATACAGTGATGAAATTATTAGAATGAAAAATGAAATGAAAAGTACAGTATCTAAGTTACAAAATAAGATTATTGAACTTTCAAAATCTAAGAAAGATGCAGTAAGTGATCAATTTGTAGATTCATTATTAAAAGATTTAGTAGATTTAAATGTATTTACGGCTACTGATGTAAATATTGTTTATAATAAATTAAAAACTGGATTATTTACTGCTGAAGATATGATTCCAGAATTAGAAAAATTAAAAGCATCTGCTAGAGGAAAATCACAAATGCATTCAGACCACCCATCTTCTGGTGATTTTATAACAACATATGATTTACCACCTGACTTTTACAAACCTTTAGGTTCCCCTGAATTATCTGCTTGGGATAATCAATATACTATTTTAAATACTGATAAATGGCAAGTTCCTCAGCCAAGACCTCCTGTATGTGTAAATAATTCTCCTTGTAATGTATGCCCTCTTCCTGATATGTCAAGTGGATATCCTGCAAGTTTAAGAGACTGGGATGCATCAAGAAAAATATCAAATATTCCTTTATCAAATAAAAAATTAGATTTGACATATAGAAATAAAGAAACTAATGAAATAATTAATAGTATGGACACTTCAAATGAATCTAATTTAACTGCAGGAATGAGTCAAAATAGATATAAAATGAATGTAGACCCTCGTAGTAAAGTTGGAGATTTTTCTCTTTCAAGAGTAAATGCCGAAAAAATTAATATATCAGTTAATGATGAATCAAACAAAAATAAACCATTTTTAGGTAGTGCAGTTGGAGTAAAACCTGGAAGTAATAGAATGAATTCTAATGGAATCTATGGTGGAGGTTCTGCTGCTTGGAAAGAAAGAACTTCCGAAATAGGTTCAACAGAAGAGTCATTAAATGGAAAACAAAGAGGTCGTCGCAAAAGTAGCAAAAGTAGCAAAAGTGAAAGAAGTGAAAGAAGTGAAAGAAGTGAAAGAAGTGAAAGAAGTGACAGAAGTGAAAGAAGTGGAAAAGGCAGAAAAGGCGGAAAAGGCCGTAAAAGTCGCAAAGAAAAAGACTAGAACTAAATCAAATAATTTTTAATTGAATTATATAACTGTGAATTATATTTACAATTCTTATATTTAACATTAGTATAAACTTTTGTTAATTTTAAGGCATCCTTAAATGGTGTTTTTTCCAATTCTAATTTTTTTAGAAGGTCCAATCTATCTTTAAATATTTCATCTGATTCAGAGAAGAATTTAACGACTATTTCATTTTTATCTAAATATTTGATATTTATTGTTTGAGTTTCCATACTTATTATTTTATTATAATAAAACAATTTTAAGCAATTTTTTCGTTTACTCACTATTTTTATATTTGTATTAGTAATGTCAGAATCTATTGTTTTCGGAATCGATTTGGGAACAACAAATACAGTTATTTCTTATTTTAAAGATGGTAAAATAAAAGTACTTAATGACGGTGCTTTTAAACTAATTCCTTCAAAAGTCTATTTTTCACCTGATAATAAAATTTATTGCGGTAATTATATACCTTTGGGAGTCTCGGATGTTATTAATTCTTTTAAAGTTGAGATTGGTAGAGAATATCAAGTTGAAAGAAATAATAAAAAATATAATATCACCGACCTATTAAATATATTTATTGCTCATTTAAAATCATTATTACTTGGTAAATTTCCAGAATTAACTAATCCTAAAACAGTAATTACTGTTCCTTCTAACTTTTCAGATAATCAAAGAGAATTAATTAGAGGGTCGTTTATTAATAATACATTTGATGTTATCCGAATTATTAATGAACCATCTGCAGCAGCATTAAGTTATGGCTTAAATCAACAAGGAGATAAAAAGTTTATGGTTATAGACACTGGTGGAGGTACGATGGATATTACAGTTTTAGAAAAATCTGATAACTTTTTTGAAATTGTTCACAGTATTGGATTGAATGATTTAGGGGGTAATAATTTTACTCAAGTCATAGTAGATGATATTCTAAAAAAGAATCAAAATATTCAAAACAATGATAAGCTCTTTTATTCAGCTCAAAGAATGAAAGAAAAGTTATCTTATTTAGAAAGTTTTGAAATTAATCTGAAACAATTTTTAGGACATGATAGTTTTTATAGTTTAACTCAAAGAGATTTTACTAAATTATGTGGTAAATTATTAAATCGTGTAGATGAACTATTATCTAAAATTATAGAAACTTATCCTGATATTGAATTTTTCATCTTAGTAGGAGGTTCTAGCAAAATGAAAGTATTACAAGAAAAAATTTATGATATTACCAGAAAAAGACCTTGGGTTCACCCTAATTTAGAAAGTGTTGTTTCCGAGGGCGCTGCTTTATACGCTGCTATTATAACTAATATTTATAAAGAAAATGAAGACATCTTTTTATTAGATATTTTGCCTTTATCTTTAGGAGTTGAAACTGCAGATGGTAATTTTTCAGTTATTATTCCTAAAGATACTCCATTACCAGCTAAAAGGTCTCAGAAATATACTTCTGATTCTCCTGGTGATAATGTAGTAAAGATTAAAATATATCAAGGGGAAAGAAAAATAGCAAGTAAAAATACTTTAATTGGTGAATTTGAATTTGATAAAGTATCCGATGTAGGTGTTCCAGTTATTGATATTAGTTTTAAAGTAGATTTAAATGGTATCATTAATGTTACCGTAATTGATAAAAAGTCAGGAATGGATAAAAACATTCTAATTAAAGATATCCCCCAATTTGATAGAGATGCATTAGATAAGATTATTAAAGAAGCTGAATTAAATAATGACCAAGATATTGAAGTAACTACAAAATTACAAAGAATCTATATTATAAAAACTAAAATAGAAAATGCACTCATTAATTTAAATATTAATGAACTCTTATCAGAAGAAACTAAAAATGATATTAGAAGAGAATTAAATGAATTAGAAGAATCACTTGAAGAACTAGGTAATCATGAATTATTGGAAGCAATTAATAAATTAGATGAAAAGTATTCTGGATTAACTCAAACTTTAGAAATAGATGATAATGATAATAATGAAGAAAAGAAGATGGACGATTTAGAAAAGATTCTAATTAATGAAGTTAAAAGTGATATTGTAAGAAGAGCTAATTTACTATTGGCGCAAAATCCTGAATGGGGTGAATTTTTAAATCCTCTTTTGGAAGAATTAGAAATAACCAATTTATCACAGGATTATTTAAATGAAAAACTTAAGATATTAAAAGAAATTCAAGATGATGATACAGTAGAAAGAGATTATAAGGAAGAACTTAAAAACTTGTGTATTTATTTGAAGAATGAAGTTGAAGAAGGTTTATTAGATTTACCTGATGAGAAAAAGGATCAATTAATTATAATTATTAAAGAAAATATTAAATTATTAGAATCAGAAGATGAAATTAATTGGGAAGAAAAGTTAGGGGAATTTAATAAGGAGTGTGAAGCTATTTATGGCTAAAAGTTTTTGGGTTTATTAGAGTAAATATAAAGTTTTTGGGTTTATTAGAGTAAATATAAAGTTAACTTGGTAGTTAACTATATATTTTTATTTTGTGTGTTTGTGTTTTTAGTATATTTTTATTTATTTTATATTTTTAATTTATTTATGCAGCCACAGGTGCAGGGACATCAGCCTTCTTTACCTTGGTGAGCTTGTTCTTGTATTCCTTGACGATTTCACGGGCTACACCATCAGCACTCTTGATAGAGTATTTGACGGGTACATTGAGTTTCTCGCGTTTACCGTTATAGGTGTAGGTAGTTCTCTTGCTTCCGCGAGTGGATTCACGGATAGAGAAGGTGATGTCGGTCTTGACGGTCTTGTTTTCACGGAAGAATTTGCTGAGGGCTTTGTTGGCAGCTTGGTAAGGAGTCAAGCCGGTGAATCTTCCGGAGTATTCTTCAGTTCCAGGGAGTTGAACCTTGAAAGAGCGAACACCCTTGGGGTCATCTTCGCCTTCTTCCTCGGCATCATCAGCTTTGGCGTCTTTCTTAGGGGCGGCTGCCTTTTTAGGTGCAGCTACTTTCTTGGCACCACCTTCTGCGACAGGGGCTTTCTTAGGGGCAGCGGCTTTCTTAGGTGCAGGGGCGGTTGCAGCAGGAGCGGCAGCGGCAGAAGCGGTTTTCTTAGCACCACCCTTTTGGGCGGTGGGGGTAGCAACTGCTGTGACGGGTGCAGGGGCAGTAGCAACAGGAGTAGGAGCAGCGGCGGGTTTCTTTCCACCTTTTTGAGCAACAGCTACAGCAGGGGCAGCTGCTGCAGGAGTAGGAGCGGGGGCGGCGGGTTTAGTGACAGGTTTACTAGGAGGCATTTTATATACAATATGTATATACTATTTTTTTAAATCAAACACACTAATACTCTTTTTAAGTGCGTTTATTATTTCCTTAAATATATTTTCAATAGCTTAAATGATTTTTTAAAAACGAGGTTTTTTAACCAATATTTGATTTAATTTATAATGATTAATAATGACGGAAATAGTCAAAAAGGTTAAATTAAATCTTTTACAACACTATTACAAATACTACTCTACCATAATATTTAATTTAAGTAAACATATTGAATTTATATATTCCAATTTTTTATTAGATTTTCCAGTAAAACAAAACTTGATAAATAAATTAAACGAAATAAATAAGAATATTAATAAAATATATAATGATTATATAATTGAAAAATTAGACCAAGTTAATGAAATTAATAAATGGATTAGTGCCAGTAAAAATACAGACTTGAATGAAATCTCATCTTTCTCAGATTTTTTAAATATACAATCCCAACCATTATCTGAAGTAAAATTAGAATTAATAGAGGTTATGAAAGCATTTGGTTATAAAAATGTAGAAGAATCGTTAGAATTTTTAATTGGAAGTAATTATAAATTTATCTTTGACAAAAGTATTATAAGTTATCTTAGTCAAATAAAGGATATTTTCATTCCTATTAAGTTTGATATTTTTGATGTAAATAAAGAAGAAGAATTTTATTGGAGAGTTCCTAAAAAGTTTGAAGACGATGATCCTATTCAACAAACCAGAGAATTGTGGATAAAGTACTCAAATAAGTATATTAAAATTAGTGGATTTTTTATTAACGACGAAATTGGTATTATTTTCAAAACAGCTCAAATTAATTATCCCTACTTATACAATATTAAAAATAAAGCTGAAAAAGAATTAGAAAATTCATCAATAGATAAGAAATTCTTCAAAAAATTTATGAGATATGATTATTTGGGAAATATTTGTGTAATGAGTACTAGTAATTATGTATCACATGTAGAACATTATTATCAAAAGTATTTAGAATTAAGGTCATCTCCTTTTCTATCAATAATGAAAGAATTTATATCAGAAGGTTCTAATTTAAAAAATATGTTTGATATTATCTTTATTTTATTATTAGGTTCTGATGATAATATAGATATTGCTGGATTATTATTAAATATTGTAAAAGAAAAGAAAAATAATTCATTAGGTATTTATAATTTAATTAATAGTAAATTAGGATTTTATTTACAATCAAAGGTAAAAAAGACAAATAATTATATCAAACAAGAATTAGATAGAATTAAAGCATTAACCATCGACGATGTAGATTATAAGAAACAACTTATTTCTAATAAAAATATTCCTGATAGTGTTAAATCTGTAACATTAGAAAAGATTCAGGAAATGAAATTATATAATAATGAATACTATAAACAATTAACATTTGTAAAAACAATATTAAATTTTCCTTGGTCTTCTTCTAGTGATGATTTATATTATGAAAGTTTAAAGCATGATAGTAAAAAGACAATTAATTTTTTAACATCTATTGAAGATAAATTAAATAAATCATCATTTGGTCACGAAGAAGCTAAAAAATCATTATTACAAATTATTGGAAAATGGATTTCTAATCCTACTAGTCAAGGTACTAGTTTTGGGTTTGTTGGTCCTCCTGGTGTTGGTAAAACTTTATTAGCTAAAAGTGTCAGTAAATCATTAGGAATTCCTTTTGCACAAATTACTTTAGGAGGTCAAAACGATGGAGAATTATTACACGGACACGGTTATACTTATTCTGGTTCTCAACCTGGTTTAATTATTAAAAAGATGGTCGAGGCTAATAAATCTAGATGTATATTATATTTTGATGAATTAGATAAAGCTACATCTAAACACGGACAAATAAATGAGATTACCAGTATTTTAATTCACTTGACTGACCCAAATATGAATAAATCATTTCAAGATAGATTTTTTCAAGGTGTTGAATTTCCATTGGATAAAGTGATTATGATTTTCTCTTATAATGATTCATCTTTAGTAGATCCAATTTTATTAGATAGAATAAAAGAAATTAATGTAAAACCTTATACTACTTCCGAAAAAATAAAGATTTGCAAAGATTTTATTATTCCAGAGATAGTAGAATCAATTGGATTAAAAGAACAAGAATGGACCAATCTTAGTGATGATATTATTGAATATGTAATTGAAAATTATACCAATGAAGCAGGAGTTCGTGATATTAAGAGACATATTGAAAAAATATTTTTAACTCTTAACTTGGATAGATTATACAAGAGAGGTTTATTTGAATCAACTTGTACTACTCCTAAAAATAATAAAGATAAAGTATCATCTTTAGAAAAATTAGAAAAGGATATGATTAATAAAATATTGGAAAAACCAAATATTGAACTTGTTAAAATTCATCCTCAACCAGAAATTGGAATAATTAATGGAATGTATGCAACTAGTAATGGTGATGGAGGTATAATACCTATTCAAATCTTTAATAATTATTCATCCAAAGAAAATTCTTATGAAATTAAATTAACAGGCAAACAAGGAGAAGTAATGAAAGAATCAGTTCATTGTTCATTAACTGCTGCTATTTATTATATCAAAAGAACTAAAAAAATAAAAGATTTAGATAAACATTTATCTGACAACTTTAAATATGGATTCCATGTTCACGCTCCTTCAACCTCAACACCTAAAGATGGTCCTAGTGCAGGTTGTGCATTTACTTCTGCATTTATATCAAGAATCTTAGGGAAGAAAATTAGAAATGATATAGCAATGACTGGAGAAGTAGAATTAACAGGAAAGATTACTAAAATTGGTGGCTTAAACTTTAAATTAATAGGGGCTAAAAAAGCCGGTGTTAAATTAGTGTTTGTGCCTAAAGAAAATGAGAAAGATTTAGAAGAGATTAAAGAAAAGTATCCTAAATTATTTGATGAAAACTTTGACACAAAATATTATGATTGCATTGATGATATTATAGAAAGTATTTTAATTTAGAGAGTGATTGATTTTTTAGAAGTTTTACCTGGTTTCTTTGCTTTAACAACTTCGATTACTTCCTCTTCTTCATCTTCTTCTAGATCGCTATTATTTTCTTCTTCATCTGACGAACCAGTAGATTCAGTCTCCTCAATCTCTTCTAGTAACTCCTGTTTCAATATTAAATTAGCTTCAGATAAATCATTCTTTTCTGGATTAATAACCGCGTGTTCATTCTTTTTCTGTAAAACCAAATCAGTTACTTTATTATTTAATATAATTTTATAATAAGGAAAAATTTTTCTATAAGTCTTTGAAATTGTAACATCAGAAATATCAAAAATTTCTGAAATCTGTTTTTTATTAATGGGTAGATTATAATTAGTTGCAACCAACAAAATACAACCAGCAGCTACAGATGGAGGTTCGTGAGTTGATGCAATATCTAACTTGTGAATATTATTACAAACATCCTTTGAAATTTCAATAAATTTTTTATCAATATCCAATTTCTTTGATAATCTTTCAATGAAATCAGCTGCTTGAGAATTTTTAATCTGGTAAAATGTAGAATTCAAATCAATATAATCCAAAATCTTTCTACATCCACGATGAACGTGTTTAATTTCCAAATCGTAAATATCTGCAATCTCTTTGGGACTTCTAGGTTCTCTTTGCATTTTACAAGCATAGAAAACACAAGAAGCAATCATTGACCTTCTGTTAATACATCGCATAATCATATTCTTACCCTTTCTCTTTCCTCGAATATGTTTGCTATCACTTACTTTTTTATAAAGGATTTTTGCAGAATCTATAATTGATTGCGAAACTCCATACTTTTTACATTTGGTTTGAATTCTTTCCAGAACTTCTAACAAACTTTTTTCTCTATAAGGCATCTGTCCTTGTTTTTGTAATGCACTAATTTTGTTATAACCTTTGGTTGCAATTTTAGTACCAAGAGCAGACTTGGGAAAAAAGTAATTGGAAGGACAGCCATATCTAGATGAACCATTACCATTGTTTTCTTCGTCATGGGTAAATTCAGGGTTTTCATCTAAAAATTCTTGGTTAATAACTGCACATTCTTGGCAGACCAAATATCCTTTAATGTTATCTATAATTAATTTATCACTTTTACAAGATTTACAAATTTTTTTCTTCGACTCTAATTTTTTATTCAAATCCATACCAAAAAGAAGGTTATCAATTTGGTCATCGGTTAGGTCTAGATAATTGTCTAATGAGGGATCCATAATCTATTTATAGATATAGTATGTCTTTAAATAGATTTAAATATCAATTTTTAATTAATTATATATGTTAAAAAAAGACGAATTACTTGTTTTATACTTTTCGTAATAAAATATTTAAAATATTAGAAATAATAATGAAAATAAAAACTCCACAAAAAAATTTGATTAATAATAAAAAAAAACCTCAGGAAAAAATAAATATTAATAATAAAAAAAATTTATCAATGGAATATTATAATAATAACTTTGAAAAAGGTATTGTTAGTTATGATTTATTTGATACTCTAGTATTTAGATATTGTAAAGAACCAAATAATATATTTGATATTGTTGCGGATAAAATAGGAGATTCCAATTTTTCAAGAATACGTAAAAATGCACAAGAATTATTTTATTCATCATCTAATTATAAAGATATTGATGATATTTATAAAATAATGATTTCATTATGTGATTACGATGAAAATCAATTAGAAAAATATAAACAAATTGAAATAGAAACAGAAATAGAATATATATATCCAAATAATGAACTATTTTTGAAATTAAAACCAAATGATATTATTGTTTCTGACATGTATTTGAAAGAAGAACATCTAAAGAAAATATTGAAAAAATGTATTGACTTTAATAAAAATTTGCTATCTAATTTAAATGATTTTGATTTTATTAATAATATTAAAATATATGTAAATAAAGATGGTAAATCAGCAGGACATATTTGGGAGAAAATAAAAGAATCATTCTTATTTCATATTGGAGATAATATAGAATCAGATTTTAAATTACCAAAAAAACAAAATATAAAAACAATACATTATGAAATAAATACTGAATTTTGTCAAAATGAATTATATTTAAATAATAAGAATAATACTGATTTAGCAAAACTAATAAGATTTTTAAGATTATTGAATCCTTATATTATGAAAAAAGATTTAACATTATATAATTTATATAAAACATTGACCACTGTTGATATACCTTTATTATGTTTATATGCTAAATATATTTCTACTCTAGATAATGATATATTGTTTATTCTTAGAGATTGTTATTATTTGAAAATAATATATGATCTTTTATTTAATAAATCTAATTCTAAATATTTACAATCATCAAGATTATTATTTCGATTAACTTCAGATGATTATTTAAAATATTTTAATGAAAATACAAATGATAATAGTATATTAGTAGATTTACACGCAACTGGTTGGTCACTTTCTGATTTTTATAATTATCATAAACTTAATAATAATATTAGATTACTATCAATATGTAATTGTGTATATACTACAGAATTTAAAAATTTTAAATGGTTAATTGAAGAAAAAAAATGGAAATTTAATCTAGGAGAAGCTATCGAATGTATGAATTCTAATTTTACAGAATCCAATTATGACTTAAAAAATAATAAATTTTACAAATATAATAATGAATTTGATGAAAAATTAATAAAGGTCAAGTTAAATATAGTTATTTTATTATCAAATATTTTAATTAATAAAAATATAAATATTAATTATAACGAAGAGATCATTACAAATTTACTTGACACAGATTTAAGTTATTTAAATAAAATTATACCACAATTAGAACATAAAAAAAAATCAATTACTAATAATGAAAATAATTATCATATTTTATCGATTTTTAATGAAAATTTTATAGAAAAAGAAAGACAATTATTTAAAAATTTTTACTTTCCATATTTTGATAAGGTTAATTTTAATACTGTTGAAGATTTTTTAGAAATAAATAAAATAGAACTAAAAAATATATTGAATAATATTGATAATATTGATTATATTGAATTATTAATGAAACCTTACTTAATAAAAAAAGAATTAGAATTATTAAATACAAACGATGTATTAATATATCAAAATTTTAATCATGAAAATAAATATAATAATTTAAAATATATTCAAGATTATAAAAATGTATCAAAAGAATTATTTAATAAAGTAAATCAACATTTTGTTATTAAAATAGATATAGAAATATCTGATATTACTTCAGTTGATTTATTAGAAACAGATATAATATTTATCAAAAAAACAGAATATTCTAATAAAATAATTAATGATTGGTTTGATAAAACTATTGAATTTTTGATAATTAATAAAAATATTGAAATAAATATTAATATAGAAAAAATAATAATTAGCAACGTTTTAAAAATAAATAATTATAAACCTTATTTAAAATTCAGAATATCAGATAATATTATAAGTTTGAAAAATATATTTTTTTTTAATGAATATGATAAAATAAATATACATTTTATTTCATTTCATACAATGGGAGAACCTTTTGATAAAGCATTGAATTTATCAATAGCTGGAAATTTAATTAAAAAATCATTTGAAAATTATTTAGACAATATATCAATTTATAATTCTAATATTTGTTCATTTGAGAATCCTAATTTTATAAAAGATTATTTAACTATTTATAATGATTATAACAAAGGTCAACCTTCACGAGGATATTTACATGGTTTTTGGAAATGGAAACCTTATATTATAAAAAGACATTTAACAAAATTAAAAGACGGCGAAATTTTATTTTATCAAGATTCTAATTGTTTGAAATATAAAACATATACAAATTCTTGTAGTAATATTGTTAATACTATTAATTTAATTCTTCAAAGTAATAATCAATTAGATGTATTTGTACCATTTGACCATGATGGTTATTTATGCGAACAGCACGTGAAGAATGATGTTTTTGCTATAATTGGCGATGAAAGTAATTATTATAAAAAATTTAGATTATTACATGCGAATAGAATTATAATAAGAAAAACAGAATTATCATTAAAATTTGTAGATGAATGGTTAAATTATTGTATGGATGATAAACTTTTATTACCAGAAAAAACTAAAGAACCAACTTTAAGATGGCATACTCATGACCAAGCTATTTTAAGTGTATTATATAGAAAATATATTAAAGATAATAAATTTCCTGAAAATTATACTGGTTTTTATTGTAAAAATAATATTTTTGCAGAATCAAATATAGTTTTTATAAATTAAAAAATATGTCAAGTATTATATAATATGTTTAAATTAAGAAATAAAAATCAAGAAATAAAAAAGCAAAAATTAAAGAAACAAAAAATAAAACAACAACAAGAATTAAAAAAAAATATTATAAAGTATGAAAATATGATTAATGATAAAAATAATAATAGATTAATAGATTTAGCAAATAAATACAATTCAGATAAAGGCACATTATATAAATGTGCTCATAATTATGCAATCATATATGAGGAAATAATAAAAAAAATTTTATATAATTATATTTCAAATAAAAATCCAAATAAAATAGATTTATTAGAAATAGGATTAAATCGAGATGATTCATTAAATATTCCTAGTTTGATGATGTGGAATGAATATTTTTATAAAAATGTTAATATTACAGGGTTTGATATTAATAATGATTTTTTAAATTTTAAAAATTTATATAAAAATATACATATTATTATAGGAGATCAACAAGTTGAATCTGATTTAAAAAAATTACAATATAAAAAATATGATATAATTATTGATGATGGTTATCATGCTTCTAAACATCAACAGATTAGTTTTAAAAAATTATGGCATAATATTAAATCAAATGGATATTATATAATTGAAGATTTACATTTTCAACCAGTTGAAGAATATTGTTTGAAAACAAAAAAACTTTTTGAAAATTGGAAAAATAATAATTGGATTGATAGTGAATATATAAGTAATGAAGAAATTCAATATTTTAAAAATACTATTGAATCTATAAATTTTTATGATTCTCAATCACAATTATGGAGTGAAGATTCTATAAAAAATAGTTTTGTTTATATTAAAAAAAAATAGACTTAAATTTTATTATAAACTAATATGTTTGCGCCAATTTTTATTATATAACCAAAAACAATGACCTCCGCAACTATTTCGATTAACAATACCTTCCGATGAAAAAAAAGTTGCAGTATCATAATCTGCAATATTTCCTATGTTCAGTTCTATCATTTTTCTTGTAAAATAAATATCTTCCGGATGAAAACTTAGTGTTTTATTATCTTTTAATATTACATCAATCATACATTGTTTAGTTCTTAATGAAAAACCACCATTACCAACGTGTTTTAAATTAACTTTATTTCTTTTAGGCCATGCTGCACCAATGTAATCCCATTGAATAAAATCCTTTATATTATCTTTAAAAATTAATGAATCCTCTTGATGAATTAATATTTTTTCACCTTTAAATAAATTCCAAAAATCAACTGATGTTAAGATTTCGCTATATTTTTCTAATGCAATATTATCATAATTTAATTTAATTATTTTAATATTTTCTGATATAGATGAACACATAGTAGTCATAAAGTCAAAATTTAAATTACCACATACAATAGTATAACTCCATTCACTACCTAATTTAGAAATATTATTTCTTATAATAAATTCTAAATGAGGAAAAATTCTAAATTCTATTAATACTGCTTCATAAATACTTTCTTTAGATACTTCTGGTAAATTAATCTTTTTGACTTTATCTAAATTTTCTAAACAATATTCCCTGAATACTTTTTTTCTATCAATCATTATAATAAATTTTATATTAAAAATCTTTTAAACAATATTATATATATATATAATGAGTTTTTCACAAAATTGGTTTGAAAGTTTCGCTAAAAAAAATTTTGAAACATTAAAAACATTAATTGATATCAATAAACCTCTAAATTTTTTAGAAATAGGGTGTTTTCAAGGAAATTGTCATTTGTGGATGTATGATAATATATTAAAAAATTCTGATAGTAAATCAACTGTTATTGATCCTTTTGAAAAAAGTCATACTCATCGTGAAAGTAATTATAACCTTTTTCGTTCTAATCTTAAAAACTATTTAGATAAAATTACAATTTGTAAAGGATTTTCAGATGCTATTTTACCAACTTTAGAAAAAGATAGTTTTGATATTATTTATATTGATGGTGATCATAGTGCATTAGCAACTTATAATGATGCAGTAAATAGTTTACCTTTATTAAAAAAAGGAGGAATAATTATTTTTGATGATTATTTATGGCATGGATTAATTAGTCCCGCAATACCCAATGCACATATTGGAGGAACAAATCATCCAGCTGTTGGAATTAATAAATTTATAAAAGACTATGAAGGGCAAATTACTATTATGGATGGGTTTACTCCCAAATGTAATGTAATTGATATTGAAAAATTATATTGTGATTTGGATTATCAATCAACTTATAAAGATAATTTTAACTATCAAATGTATTGTGTTAAATTATAATTGATTCTAAATTTTCAATAAAATTATTAAAATCCTTATAATATAATCTTTCGGAATTAGTAAATGATTTAAAATCATAAAAATCTATACCAATATATTCTGATTCCATTGAATCTTTCTCTCTTTGTTTCTCACAAAGATTAGATTTGTAAGATAATGTAAAATACGCATCATAATAAAAAATTACTTTACAATTCGATGTATATTGACTGAGCTGACCACCTCCTGACCATTCAGATATAAGTAATTTACAGTTTTCATTATTTAATAAACTAGCATAAACTTGTAAATTATTAACATAGAAGATTGAATTATCATTTAAATTATTTTTTAATTCTACAATATTATTATTAAATATAATAATTTTAGTACTCATTTTTTTAACAATTTCTAAAATTTTTTTTAATTTATTAATATCTTGATTAAATCGATGATGAATAATAATAAAATTATTATTAATAAAATCATAATCTAAATTTAAATAATCTATTTTAGTACATAGATTCTTTAATTCTTCTGTGTAAAATTTTTTTGGTATAGTATAATTAATTTCATTAAATTCATTTAAATTTTGTGTAGAATGAAGTAAGTGACCAGAATAACAAACTATTGGAATAAAATAATAATCTTTTTTATCTAATTTTTTATATTCTTCATAACTTATTACATTTTTAAAAATTTTTGTATATAAAAATTTTCTATCTTCTTGAGTTACAATTATATCATCTTGATTTATACTTTCTTTTAATAACATATCTATTAACATAATTCTCATAATATGAAGTTCGTGACCTAAACATCTAGTCCAAGGTAAATTAAATTTAGTATCATCTCCTTGTAAGTTACCAGAAACTAATAGAAGTTTTTGCATTATATATATATATTTTTTTTTTACTATTAAACTTATATACCACCAATATCTATTTGTTTACTTATCCATGGTATAATTTCATCCAATGCAACTTCCAAAGAAGTATTACAATCAATATTTAAAAGTTCTTTTGCTTTACTAACATCTGGAATGCGTTTTTGTACATCGTAGGTAAAAGGTTCTTCACATTCATATTTAAATTCTTTATCTGGATTAATTTTAGTCCAGATAATTTTTGCTAATTCTAAAACATCGTGTCCTACAGAAGTAGATATATTAAAATCATTATTTATTGCTTTTGGATTCACTATACATTCATATATTCCATTTGCTAAATCGCCTGCGTAAGTATAATGTCTTATTTGATTTCCTTCTCCCAAAATTTTTAAAGGATATTGACCCTTCAAAATCTTTTGAACTAAATCAGGAACTACATGACTCATTGCTAATTTAATATTACCAGAATAGCATTCAGTTTCCAATTTAGCTCTCTTTTCACCAGTTCCTACTGCATTAAATGGTCTTATAATAGTATAAGGTAACTTATGTTGTTCCCACGCTCCTTGAGCCCAATATTCAGTTGATAACTTTTGAAATCCATAAGTACTTAATGGTGGTGGAATAATTCTTACATGTTCTTCTTTGCTTGGCCACATAGTAGTTGATTCAAAAACCATACTAGATGATATTACAACTATTTTTTCAAAAGATGAATTATGTTTATGTGCATATAAACAAGAGTCAAAAGCCGATGCAGTAATTAATTCATTTTCTCTCAACAAAAAATAAGATAATTCGTGAAACATTGAAATACCCCCAATAATAGCAGCACCACATACAAATATATTAATATTGTTTTTAATCAATAAATCTTTTAATCCTTCAGTATCTTTAGCATCCATTTCTACAAAATGAAAATTAGGATGAGTATCGTAAGTTTTACTTATTTTACCATATTTCCAAAAATTATCAATACCCCATACTTGATGTCCTTCTTCTAATAATTTGTTAATTGCATAGCCTGCAATGAATCCGTGACTACCAGTCCACAAAATATTCTTTCCCATTGTTTTTATATAAAAACAAGTTTTTAAATATAAATATATAATGTTTGCACCTATTTGTAATGGTGAATTAGTTGATAAATTGACAATTCTAAAAATTAAAATGGAGAAGATGGATGGTGATAAATTAATTAATGTTACTAAAGAATATAATTTATTATTACCTCTATTAGAAACAATTGGTTTATCAACAAGTCATGATTTATTTATAAAATTATACAAGGTAAACTTGGAATTTTGGGAGTATCACGATTGGCAAAGAGAAAGATGGAATAATTTGAAAGATGATAATCTTATTGATATTGAATTATTTAAAAGAAATAGAAATGAACATCTTTTAAATGATGAAAGAGCAAGAATCAAAAAAGAAATTAATATCTCTACAAAATCAGAAATTATTGAAGAGAAAAAATTTATTAGTTATCAGATTTGAAAATAATTATTTTTTAATTTAATTCTTTATTAAAATAGTCGAGTTCTGTTCGAGTGCCTTTAATAACTGTTTTCTTATATAATTTCATATCATTTATAATTGTTTGAAAAATACTTGGTTTAATATCCAAATCTAAACTATTTACATAAGAATTAAAAGCTAAACTATCTTTTACTAAACAAGGTCCAGATGGACCACGTAAGTCTTCACTACATCTCATATATTTTTCATCTAATTCATTTCTAACAAGTAATGAATCTAATACACTATTATATTCTATATTGTTATGTTTACAAATTTCATAAAATCCATTAGCAAAAAGAATTCTATAAGTATTATAAACATTTTGCATATATTTAGTTAATTCTGCTTCTACTGGTTTAACTTGTTTGAAAATTCTACAAATATTTAAATGAGTTTTTTTAATAATTTCAAATGCTTCATTGTTTTCTGTTCCAATTAAACAAATAGGATTATTTTTTATAAAATCTTCGAAAGCACATCTTTCTCTTAAAAATTCTGGACAAAAACATATATTTTTATTATTATATTTATCTATCAATTTTTGGGTTGTTCCTGGTGTTATTGTGCTTTTAATACAAATTACACCACCGTATTTTAAATTATTTAATTCTTCCATTACATTATTTAAAATTGTTAAATCACATTCATTATTTTCATTAGGTAAAGTTGGAACAGAAATAAATACAACATCTGTATTCAATATATCATTCATTTTACTTTCTTCATATTTTGGGTCATAAAAATACATTTCATTATTATTTTCCTTTAACCCATTATAAATAGCATCACCAACCATTCCACGTCCTATTATACCAACTTTCATATACAATTAGATTATATTATTTATATATAATAATAACGAATCACTATTTGGAACATGCATTATTTTTAAATTAGTACAATTTTTAAAATCCCAATCTGGATGAATTAATGAATCTGAAGTATTTGTTTTATTTAAAATTTCTTGAAAATTATTAATATAATCAGGTGGATAAGTATGATAATAATAAATAATCTTACTATTGCAACAATACTGGGCTAATTGTCCACCGCCTGACCATTCACTAATTACTAATTCACAATATTTATTATTTAAATAAGAAGCATACACTTTTAGATTAGTTATAAATGTTATTCTTTTATCTTTTTCATAATTAATATTATTACTCATTGAAAAAATAACAATATCATAGGATGTTTTATTCAAAAATACATTAATGATACTTTGTAAATTATCTGTTTTACCATTGTTTCTTGCATGAATAATCACAAATTTATTATTTGTATCAATGTAATAAAAATCAAGCATTGTCGCATATTCTAAAAATTTAGGAGTTCTATCTTTAGATATACTCATATCATAATTTAAATTTTTTAAACTCTGAGTTGTATCATTTAATTGTGTAGTTAGGTATGGTGTTAAATCTAAATCATTTAAATTATCATCAGGCTTTGTATTGAAATCATATACATATTTAAATATTTTTGAATATAAAAATATTCTATCTTTCATTGTATATATTTTTACTTTATCAGCTTTTATAATATCTTTAGCCAATAAATCTAATAATATTATTCTAGTTAAATGTATCTCATGACCTAAATTACAAAGACCTTTATAATTAGATAAAATTATGTTTCTCATTACTTTAATTAAAATATATTTTTTAAATAAGTTTATCTATTTTTAATATGTCTAATTTACTATATGATTGTTTCAACAACTATAAAAAATATTAAATTTGAAGATGATTTATTTATTCTAGAAACAGCACACGGTAATTATTCGTGTAAAATCATTAAAGGTAGTGTTATATGTTCAATAGAAACGTTAGACAAAAAAACAGTACCATTATCCTACCTGGAAAATAATGATTTAGTAAAATTAAAGTTAAAAGATAATAATATAGAAAAAATTTATATTAATACCAAGTATGATATTATTTCTGATTGTTCGAGTGAGGATTATATTAGTTAAAAAATTATAAATAAAAACTTTAAATTTTTTTCTAAGATTAAATATATCTGAATGGCACAAAATGGAAATATAAATCTTTCTACACTTTTATTATTAGGTGTGTTACTTTTTCTTATTTATTGTTTAATGCAACAACGTAGTACTCCTAGTACTAAAGAAAGAATAGATAATACCCCTGAATTAATGGATGATAATAATTATAATGACGATAATGAATATAATGCTGAAAATTTTGAAGACTTATCCACTGAAGAATTTGAAGATGATAGTGAAACTAATGTATCTGACGATTCATCTGATACTGCCCCTTTTGATAATACTAATGAAAACACTGATGACGATGATGATAATAATAATGTGTATCAAAACACCATTGAAAATAATACTATAGATCATTTTACTCCTCCTGCAGACAGAGATTTCACTTCTCCAGCTCCTCAAGCACCTAAAGTATCTAAAGATCTTATGGTAAAACCTAACAACAATGCTGATGGACCTGTCAATTCTACTTTATTAAACAATGCTAGTTCCATTTACAGTTTCGAACCCAATGATAACAACACACACTCTGGTGCTAGTTTAAACAATGCCTTTGAAAGACCTGTTCCTGCTTCCGCTGACACTGACGTTGTAGACTTGAACAAGAACAATGTAACCAACTACAATGCCAAAGATTACTTACCTAAGGAAATTAACGATGATTGGTTCAACACCGACTTTTCTCAAGCCAAATATAAAATGAACGACGATAAATTAATTAACACTGACAAATATGTAGTAGGTGTTAACACTGTTGGTCAATCCCTTAAAAATGCTTCCTACGATATCCGTGGTGCAATCAACGTTCCCAAATACACTGTATCTCCTTGGAACAACTCCACCATCGAACCCGACTACAACATCAAACCTTTATGCTAAGTTATTTTATATTAAAATTTGTAATTTTGATATAAAAAATATTTTCTTCTTAATTATAATGTCAGACTCTCCAAAAAATAAGATATCTGAAGAATTTAAACAAAAGATAGTTTCTTGGGTTAAATTAGATGATGATTTAAAAAAAATAAGAGAAACAGTTAAGGAAATTAACGATGAAAAAAAACAAAATGAAGAATATATTTTAGCCTATATGGAAAATATGGAAGAAAAAGAAATTGGTATTACTGGTGGTAAAATAAGCAGACACGTCAGTAAATTACCTGAACCTTTAAAGAAAGAAAATATTCAAAAAGCACTTACTGAAGTTATTAAAGACGAAAATAAAGCTAGAGCTTTAACTGACCACATTATTAATTCAAGAAAGACTAAAGAAAAGATTTCTTTAAAAAGAACTACTATTAGAGTTTAAGATAATAAAATTTGTCTTAAAATATAATATGACATTTTATGATAAATATTTTATTAAGAAACAATTAAAAGCATATGTAATTAGCTTAGAGCAGCCTGACTTATTATTTAATAATCTTAAAAAACAAAACTTTAATCCTATTTTAGTTAAAGCTGTAGATTCTAATAAATTAACGGATAAACTTAAAAGTAAATACGCTAACAAATTCTTTGCTACATTCGGAACAAATAAAACTATTGCCATAGCAATGTCGCATCTAAAAGCATGGAAGAAGATTGTAGACTCTGGAGACCCTTATGGAATAGTATTAGAAGACGATGTTATTCTTACGGATGACTTTTATAATAAAGTTATGACTCATTTAAGAAAATTACCGAAAGGATATGACCTATTTTATTTAGGATGTTTTGGTTGTCAGAATAATTTGAATCCTCTTAATATATTGTTTCATACTCTTGGATTAGGTAACTTTAACTTTAAAAAAATAAATGAATATGTTAATAGACCATCTGTGGCATTAGCAACTCATGCTTATATAATATCTAGAAGTGGTGCAAAGAAATTAATAAAAGAATTAGAAGGTAAAATATATTTTCATATTGACTTTTGTCTTCAATTATTAGCAATTGATAATAAAATAAAAGTCTATTCACCAAGTAATAGAATAGCATATCAAGAATCAACAGATAAAATTAATACAGAAAATAGTCATCCTTTATTATTAAATAAGTTCTTATCTAATTTTGATATAGACCATAAAGTTAAATTAAGTTATATTACAACAGTCCCTTTATTAAAATACGATAAATTAACGTTAACAGTATCCTCTCTATTATTTATCATTTTAGGAATTACTTTAGGAAGAACTAATTATAATTTTCTTGATATAGCATTATTTTTTGTAATATTATCGTTACCTGATTATAAAAATATAGAAAATGTAAAATTACATTATATACTTTTTATAATAGGATTTATAATTGGAAGAAAATCAAATGATTCAACCAAATAAATTATCGTAAAAAGGTTCATATACTATTTCACTATTATTATAGAAATTATTATATTTACCATTGTTTTCAATTATATAATCTAGCATTTTTTCAAAAGAATAATATATTTTTTTCATATCATCGTATTCATTATCAAATGCTTTAAAATATTGTTCTTTGTTTTTCTCATATATTCTCTCTTTAAATGCTCCAATATTATTGTAAATAATTGGTAATCCTGTATTTAAACCCTTAGTTAAAGAATAACACCAAGTTTCACCCCATTTATTTAAATATGTTAACCCATGTATATTATATTTTTTAATATAATCATAGTATTCTACTTCATTATAGGATGGTGAATTGTGATTAGTAATAATAAAATTAATTGTATAACCATTATATGTTTTATATTTATCCATCAAATCTAAAATATATTCGTAACCTTTACATTCATCAAATGCAGATAGATGTCCTATATTAATAGTTTTATTTGTAATTGTTGGAATATATTTACTATCGTTATTAATAAAATAATCATTATGTGATGCTTTAATAAAATTATTATTTGAATAATATTTACTATATATATCATATGTAAATTGAGATGGATGTATAATTACATCCATTTTATTAAATAATAATTTTATTTTTTTGTAATTAGGTGAATTTACAATATCATTCTTTGAAAATAAATATGAACTTGCAACATTATCAAAATTATTATTTCCTAGTAACCATTGATAATCATGTATAGATAAATATGTTTTACAATTAGTTTTATCAATATTAATCAAGTCATCAATTGATATATCAGTATTTATAATATGTTGTATAAATAATATATCATTTTTATTAAAAATAATCTTATTCAAATCGTCTTTAGATTTAATATATACGTATGTATTATTAGTATAATTATTAGTAATATCAGTTAAATATTTTACAGCACCTCCTTGTGAAATATTACTGACAATATATACAGTTCTTGTATTTTCAAAAGTTTCAATACTACATATTCTTAATATTATAATAATAAGTATTAATAATACCAATAAAAATATATATTTCATACTATATAAATTATATATAGAAAATAATTTTCTGTATATAAAATAATAATTTTTTAAGCCTCATCTGCATATATTGACTTTTCAGGTCTAATTCTTGGTACAATATTTACAGACATTAATTCTTGAAATAATAGCTTTGCCGCATATGGCATTACTATAGCACTGATTCTATTTGTGTTGTGACAGGACTTACAGATATAATAGTCTTTGTCAATGACTTTTGCGGCAAATAAACCGCATTCGTCACAGACGTAGACTTTTGTTATATCGGAAGTTTCCATCATACGTTCTTTTAAGAATTGTGCCATACCGTGGGCTATCATTGCATCCTTTTCCATTTCTAGCTTTACCTCGTTCATTACAGTATTTCCACTGTAAATCACAACTATTTTGAATCGTTACAAATACCATAATTGTGGGATATTTATAACTCAATCAAAACACCCTCTCAGGTGGGCTTAGACTCTCTTTTAAACATTCATCGGGGTTAATCAGACCCCTCCTGTCCATTCCTATATAGTCGTTGAACGTTCTCCATAGACTGATTATAGCGTCTTTAGGAGCTTCGCTGCGGATTGTCCATAATCTAAAGATTATTACTTCAGACAAATAAATGCCTAGTCCAATGCAGTTAACATTGGCCACCTATAAGTTTCCTTACAAGTTTAGTACTTTAGACTTAGCGTGTATCATATTCTCAGAACTGGTAACCCATTCAAGGTTTTCAATTCTGTTATCATCTCTCTTTTTATTTTTATGGTTGACTTGACTTTTCTTTTCTTTATTTTCGATAAAATGTTCTGCTACTAATCTATGAACATAGTGATTCTTTTTGGTTTTGTTATTACTAATTGTAACATAACAATACCCTGCTTCATTCTGAATCGATTTTACTTTCGCCCCTCTTACAGTATTATAAACTGTACCATCCTTAAATATGCAATACTTTGGATTATCATATATGGGTTTACCTTTAGAAATGTCTATTTCTTCGGTATGTTTATCTTCATAATCCCATATAAATCCACCAGCTGTATTATTAATTTTTAATACTGCTTTAGATATTGCGGAGGGGCTAAAACCAATCGCTTTTCCTGCTTCTATTAATGAATCATAAGTGTTCAATATTTTACCATCTTTATCTTTTTGAATAACTTTTCTTGGATGACTTATTACTTTTCCGTGCGCTGCACAGTTTTCTTTTTGAGTAATCCATTCCAAATTATCTGATTTGTTATTAGTTTTATCGCAATCTATGTGATTAACATATGGTTTATTTTCAGGATTAGGAATAAATGTTTCAGCAACTAATCTATGAACGGTATATTCTTTCTTTTTAATATTTATTGTATAATACCCATTGCATAGTCTTTGTTGTAAATATTTATTACTTTTATCAGACCATATATCACCCTTTTTTGTTATTTTATAGTTTTCTAAAATTGCGTTTTTCATTTTGTATTTTTCCATTCCTAGTTAAGTCAATATGTCTTTAAATGATAATCTTTTTCTAATACACGTTTTTCTGGAGTTTCCCGCAATTAGGGAATGTTGCCCGCCACAACGCGGACTAGCCTGATGCTTGCGCATCGACTCTTAGGCAAAATGGTTTACCTATTTTTAGACCTCCGTCTCTGCTTCTTCCTTCTAATGGTTGTCTTGTTAATGCTTGTCTTGGACCGCGACTTCTTGAATGGTATTTGTCGGCAGTCATATGTTTCAATCTGATTTGGTATGAAGGAGCCATAAATATTTCAGCTTCCATTTTCTTTCCAGTCATACCACAGTATAATACTTCATTGCCATACTTATTGAATCCGAGTTTTTCCAGCATCTCTGGCAATTTACGGACGTCATAGTCACAGTATGGTGTCCCGTCGATAAAATGGCCTTCGATGGAACCTATCTTGGCGGCGGTCATTTCCACTAGTTGTCCAATCGTCATACGAGATGGCAGACAATTATGAACACAACAACCGTTTGATGTGAATAAATGATATGTCATAACTCCAATATCAAAAACTTCTCTTGTGTCGCCTGATTCTTTTTTCATAATTCCCATATAGTAATTAGGAATTGTTTTATCAGTTCTTTTAACTATATAAGTTCCTTTATCAAACCAAGTTCCGGCTGAACATTCTTTAATAAATTCTTCTGCAGTCTGCATATAATTATAGTCAAATACAGTTATTTCATTAGATCTATTAGCTTTCCTTCTATTATGTGCTAATGTAGGAGTTAACAAAGAATAATAATCATTTAATATTTTCTCATCTCTGTATAAATCTTCTTTCCCCTTCTGTAATGCTTCAATCATATTAGGTTTAATAGTCATATATTCATTAACCTTTTTAATCATATTATTATGTTGCTTTTTAATTTGTTCACAATAATTCTCATAAGCACAAGCAATTTCTAATCTCATTAGTTTTTGAACACAATGTCTAAACCCAATATTCTTTCTAAATTCTTCATTTGACTTTACTTGTAATTCAAAACTAATACCATTGTAATCTTTAATCTTTTCACGAATTCTACATATTGTTGCATCAACCCCAACACCATTCATCAAATCAATAAATTTAGTCATCTTATTTTGCATAGATTCTTTAAATTCAGGCATAATAGCTTGAGAAAACTTTACTTTAGTAAAAGTATGTTTGTTGCCAGCTGAATAATGTGGCGTCCATCCATCTCCTCCAAAGCATCCTCCCAAAAATTCTCTTACAATAGATTTAGGACAAGATTCCTCAAATAAAAATTCTGGATAACTAAACTCCTGAGTAGTTTTTCTACCATATATCATTCCGGGTAGTTTAGCTAAAGATCTTGCAAACTTAGTAGTAATATTTATATTATAAGTGTGAGAATTAGTATTTTTTGAATAATCATCTACAATAGCAGGTCTCTTTCCAGTTACCATAAAAATATCATCCAACATTGTATTAGCATCAATCATACAACCCATATATACCACACATCTATATTCACCTCTCTCAGTCAAACATAAACACCCATCCGTATGAATATATCCAAGTATTCTTGCAAAAGCCAAAGTCTTTTCTCTTTGTTCATCATCTTCCATATTAAATTTATAATCACCAACTTCTAAAGACCAATCATCTTCTTCTTCATAAGATTTATCTTCTGTTCCAACTGGTGACATAATTAATTTATCTTCAAAATCAATATCTTTAGCTTCCTTTTCAATGATTTCATTATTTCTTAGAAGTTTAAATCTATGGTCAGGTGTGCATTTTAATTCTCTGCCATCAATCAGAGTTAATTTAATAATTTCTTTAACACCTTTAGATTCAAGTCCAACAGAATAAGACATAGTAGTCTCTTTTCTATCGGGACACCAAGACATTACCTTTTCATTTCCTTCTTCTGAAAAATTATCTAATCTTCTACAAGTGCCATTGGGAATACTAATCAAAGTATCTCCGGTAAAACAGTGAGGATTCATAATTAAGTCTGGAACCAAACCATCTGATGTAAATGGCATATCTTTTTGTTGAAGTGCAATACCTAGGGTCCCTTTCTGCCCATGTCTGTTCGAATTTCCAGTCCAAAATGAAATATCTGAATTTAATCTTCTTACTAAAAATATTTCACTAGGAACTTTTAAACAATGAATTGTATCAAATTTATTTTCATTGTATTTTATTACAGAAGTGATTGGATATTCATTAAACTTATCATCAATCATTTTATCTTCATTTATTAATACTTCTGTTGGTTTTACAAATTTAAAGTCATCATTTCTTTTAATATACAATCTATGGTCTATTGAAACCATAATTGAACTAGAATCAGTTTTAATTTCATAGATTATTCCTGTGTGAGGAAAGTTATAAACTTCAATTGGATTTGAATAAATAATTACTCCATTTAATAAACAAGCTAATATATCATTTAACGTTACATCAGCTATTCCTTTCCATCCTTTAACAGTAAGAACTTCGTGTTCTGGTGTCAAACAAAATTTGTCCCCTATCTCCGGAATTCTCTCCGTTCTAACTCTAACATTAATCATCCCATATCCCTCTGCATTATAAATATCTTTGTGGACTCTATCAATAACACCATCCACATTTGATTTAAATATCTCAGAGTTATCCTTTAATGCTTTACTATCATTTCCAGTAGGTTGAATATGAGATACTTTACCAATAATAAAAGTCTCATTTTTAATATCTGTTTCTTCAGGAACATAACCCTTTTCATTAATCTTACTATAATCACCCTGTTTCATATCCGCTACTTTATTCTTATCAGGTTTACTAAAAAGGTCATCCTGGTTGGTAGAAGGATTCTTGTCAATTTCCGAATGATACTTTTTTAAAATGTCAGCTCTGAAAAGACCTCTATCGATAGCACTTTGGTTAAATACCATAGAATCCTCTTGGTTGTACCCGTTATATGATGCAATTGCAACAATAGCATTTTCACCATATGGTAAATCTAAACAATTATTATATTCCATAGTCTTTGTTGTAACAATTGGTATTTGAGGATAATATAACACTTGTGAAATATCCATCCTATCCTTGTAACTAGTAGCATATAATCCAATAGCTTGTTTTGCTTGTGAAAAGTGAATAATGTTACGACCAGAGTGATTGTGATTACTAAATGGAATATTTCCTGCAATAATACCTAATTGAGTCCACGCGTGAAAATCACAGTGAGTATACTTAATCCATCTGTATTCTCCATAACGATTAATTTTACTTGCCTCTGTATTTTCAACTGTACGATGTCTGTTATCTTCTACTTCTTTTAATCTATAAAACTTATCAGCACACATAATATAATTAGAACTCTCTATATCTTCATATTCTATCAAATTTGTAAATTTAGTCAAAAGCTTCTTCCATCCTTTAGCATAATCTTTAGAAAGTAATTCAGTATTAACATCTTCCATAACTTCCTTAGTAATACCTATTTTATTATCATTGACTATCAATACAGGTCTAATCAATCTACCACCATCAAAGTAAATCTTAATTTCCTTTTTAGAGAAATCAAGACACATTGTAGTATTTTTATCAATAACTCCTTCTCTCCTTTTTGTTTTCAATAACTCATACAATGTAGTAGTATCCTTAATATTACAAATTCCTACCCAATCACCATTTATAAAAATCTTACAGTAATGCTTCATTTGTAAAGAGTCAATGTCTGCAGGATGCTTAATCTTTGCACTTTTAAGTAAGGAGTTAACAATTTCATATTGTGAAATGTTTTGGTGAGTAACTGAAGAAGACATTGCGAGTGATTTTACAATACCGATTTTGGCCCCCTCCGGCGTTTCCACGATGCACAAGAACTGGCACTGCAAATTTTGCCCCTGACGAATCGAAGTTACCTTAGTTGTTGATGCGTCCAACGACGGCGCCATAACTCTTCTCAGATAAGAAGTAAATTGCGGCCAAGACAATCTTTGCAATGATTGAGCAACACCTTTCTTAGTTTTATTCATTCCCCAAATACCCGTCGCTAATGCCGTTTTAATACCTTGTTCAATAATAGCAGGTTTAATTTGGTTAATGATATTAATAGGATTTTCATCTGAGGTATTCTTCTTTGCAAATAACTTTCCAATCTCATTTAACATTTTCTTCCAGTTTTGTCTAAATAATTGTCCAATCAAAATACCAGGAGTTTCAATACGTTTGTTTTGTAGAGCATCACGGTCGTCTGGTTCAACACGACTCAACCAAACATTCAATAGCTTATTAACCATATAACCCAAATAACAAATCTTCTTTGGTAGATCTTCGCCCAAATGAGGTAAGAAATCTTGTCTTAAAATTTTCTCTAACATCATCTTCTTTTGAATCTTTGCCAATTTTTCATCCGTTTGAGATATCATTCTATTCTTTCTCAATTTAGATGCCAAATATTCAACAGCTTCCTCGTGAGTTTTAATAACTACCCCTTGGTCATCTGTAGAATTTTCCATTGACTTGCGTAACAAATTAATCATTTTAACATCCGTCAAATCATAAGTAATCTTTGAAATAATATCTTGATCAGTTTCTACACCCAATGCTCTAAACATTACAAAGATAGGAACATCAATTAAAGTTGAACTAGTAATTGTAATATCATTATCCTTTCTATTCTTAATGGTTACAATCTGCAAAGTGTCATCCCACCCTGTCTTTTTAGAATTGATTTGCAAATTATAAACTTGACCTTCTGGATAAGATGAATCCTTCTTAATAAATACAAGAGGCTTATTATCAACCATTTTTTCAATAGACATTACTATCTTTTCTTGTCCACCAACAATAAAATATCCTCCAGGGTCATATTTACATTCACCATGCCTATCTTTCTTAATTTGAGTTGAACAAATCTTACTACCTACCATCACTGGAATATTTCCAATTGCTACTTCTTTCTCAACTTCGCCAACTTCTTTTACAGTAACTTCTCCAGTTAGAATATTTGTCTTTTCTACTACTTGAACTATAGAAGTAACAATAGTTGTAAAATAATTCAAATGATTCTTTCTAGCATCTTTAGGAAATTTAATTTCATTATCATTATCAAAGGTGGAAGGTTTAATTCTTATATTACTACATTTAAACATATGTCCATAAATCACGTCACCTACTACATTTTGATAAAAATAATTCTTTTCTTGTGACAAACTATAAGGAATCAATTCTTCAATAAGTTGATGATAAGAAGCAAACAAATGTTCATACAAAACTTTAGGTTGCTTGAAATACAATTTCAAAATCTCATCAATATTCTCTTGACTCACTAAGTCCTGTTTTTCTTCTTCTTTTTTAGGTTTGTCGTCTTTTGGCATTATAGATATTGATATAATCTTTTTAAATATTTTTATCAAATTTTTTAACTAGATTAGGTCTTTAATTAATTTGTCTTTACTATCTTCTATAGCTCCTTCGTGACTTTTAAACAGATTTCTCACACGATAATGTGTATATTCATCTAATTTCTCATTCTTAATGAAAAACCAAAAAGGAACCGAATAGTTATACTTTCTTAGATTATCTTTTACTGAGGTAATTTCATCCAAATTTAAAACTTCAAATGATAAATACATTGGATTAATTGTTAAAGCATTAGAATATGTAGAAAAATATAAATTATCAATAAGATAAATACATTTTACATTTAATTTTTTAATAAAATAAAAAGGAATTAATCTTAATAAATTTAATAATATAGAATTAGTAATAATTTTTTTATTAATTTCAATTGCTAAAATAGAAACACAAAAGTTATTAATAAAAAATTCTCTAATACTAACAAAATAACTCATCATTACAAGTAATAGTTATTATATTTTTAATTATATTAAATAACTTAAAATACATATAAAGATAACTACATACATTAGTTTAATGGAAACCCTATTAACAAAACTACCAAACGGTTGGAATTTATGGTATCATTATGATAAGGATAACTGGAAAATTGATGGTTTTAAGAAGGTATATTCAATTAATACTGGTTCTGATTTTTGGCAGTTATATAATAATTGGGATAAATTGGGAGGAATAAATCAAAGACATTATTTTTTAATGCAGGATGGAGTGTCACCTATTTGGGAAGACCCAATTAATAAATCAGGAGGGTGTTGGTCATTTAAAGTTAACGAACAACAAGCACAGGAATTATGGGATGATTTATCAGTTTATTTAGTTACAGAAAATTTATCAAAGAAACAAAATGATATTACTGGTTTATCAATTTGTTTGAAAAAGAATAATAACAGTGTTATTAAAATTTGGAATAAAAATAGTAAAGATAATAGCTTAGTTTTATTAAACGAAGGTATATTAAAAAAGTGGGGTATGGATATTATTTATATTGCTCACATTCCAGAATAAAACAATATAAAACATTATCTTCTAAGATATATAGCATATAAAATAATACTAATTAATAAACACACGATTGTTACATGGTATTCGTTAATTTGTTGAAATGAGTTGCGACGAGGAGATGATGAACGAGATTTACGAGTAGATGGAGAACGAGATTTACGAGAAGACGATGAACTGGATACGCTAGGTGATGGTGATGGTGAACGAGGGGATGGGGATGGGGAACGAGAACGAGTAGATGGTGATGGGGAACGAGAACGACGCGCAGATGGTGATGGTGAACGGGAACGACGAGTAGATGGTGCATACTGAGGAGATGCATTCATAGAAGGTGTATTATAAATTCTAGTAGACATTATAATATATTATAATATAATTTTTAAATATTAATTTTTGTTTATGTGATAATAATATAATATACCAATTAATACTAAACAAAATAATATTATATAATATTCATTATAATTTACATCGGTATTATCAAAATTTGATATTTGGATGGTTGTTATACCATTCTTTGTAGATTGATTTAATTTATTTTTATTTTTAAAAGCATCTAATCCATAATCAAGTCGTGTAAAATATGAAGTTGTATTATTTGTAATAAAACCAGGTGCTGCAGTACTAATAGTAGGTTGAAAACTTTTTTCAAAATGTACTACTGAATCACAACCTGCAATAGATTGACATCTAATTATTGCTTCATTTAAAGTATTAGAAGGACACGGATTAGTTTTATTTGGTTCACAAATTCCAGTTGGTACAACCCAATTTGTAACTTGCATAAACGGCCCTGGGAAAGGATTACTCATATTAAATATATTTATAAATTAATTTTAAAAATTATCTTGTAAATTTATTTAGGATTTTAATTTTTGGTATCTTTCTGGGATAAAACAAATTTAACTTCGCCTAATGCTGCCACTGCGTATTTAATAATTAAAGGATAATCATTTTTCAAGTACAAAATAACTTGAGGTGACAAATTAGTACATTTAGTAAAAACATTTAACCATTTTAGTGAGAATACCCCTTGCACAATTTCATTTTTATTATCAGTATTTACATCAATTGATAAACCACCATTTGATTCAGATATTTCAAAATCAGCATCGCAAATATCAGCACCTTTAATACCAAAACTTACTTTATTATTCATACATTTAATTTCTATTTTTTCAGTAATCAATGACATATCTTTACAATACTTGTGAAAGTCTGATGCGGGAAAATATGCAGCGTAAGGGAATTGAATAGGGTCAACTTCAATCTTTTCATCATCTAAATCAGACAAGTTGAGTCTAAATATCTTCTTTTCTTTTTTGTCAGTGTTTTCCAAAATAATAATTAACTTGTTCATATCTTCATCATCCAAGGCCCAAGTCATTTTATCCATATTAGACATACATTTTAGAATTATTAACAAATTATCCAAATTTACACCGATAGTAATCTTCTTCTTATGATAATTATATTTATACTTATCAAATTTATCAGAATCCAATTTACTATAAACTAAAATAGTCCCAGATTTATTAATCTCTTTCATTATTAAACCCCCAACTTGTTTATTTTTATTATCGTTATTATCTGTAACCAATTCTGTATCGGTATCATTATCATTTTCTGAGTCGAGAGTCGTTTTATCAATGTAGTAAGGACAAAAAGTAAATTTAACGTCAGTGATGATTGAACTTATTGTATCAATAAGTATTCTTATGGCGTTCGTTTGTGAAGTTTCTAATTCTAAAATATAAACCATTAAATTTAATGGCCCTAAAGTCTTTAAAATGGTTTTAGAAAAAAAATTTCTAAATTAATATAATGTCTAATTTATACAGATTGGTAAATCCCACTATACAAGGAGAAATGAAAACCTCCGTGAAATCCAAAAACTCAGCAACTGCTGCACGCACTCTCTACAAAAACTTATCCGAACACTTTAGTAATAATATTCCTAAATTTCACTTTACTATCCAAAAGGGTGGTTCCGGAAAAGGTAAATATTATCATTTTGTAGTTAAAGAAAAGAAAACTAACAACGATGAAGTATCCTTTAACATTGAACCTTACACTATTGATAATGAAAGTCAATTAGTTGGTGAATTTGAAGATAAATTAAAAAATTTCACTACTAAATTTCAAAAAGCTGGTGGCAAAGCTAAGAAATCATCCAAAAAATCTAGAAAATCTACTGAAGATGCTAGCGACTTTTCCGATTCTGACGAAGAAATTTATGTTAATGCACAATCTTACAGACCTATTGTAGGTTCTCCTATGTATTACTGGTGGTATGACAGCAAATTATATAACTTAAAATCTGTATACCTTCCTACTTTCTATCCTTATGTATTACCTTATGTACAAGTAGTATAAATTATTTTTATTTTGATAAATAAAGAATTTCGAAACTTCTAATAAGTTCATGAGTTATCTTATAGTATAACTCATTAATTTGTTCCTTTACTTCCCATTGTTGCAAATCAGCCACTTCCAAACTGAGTAAGAATTTGTTAAAACCTTCAAAATTAGTTTTATCTTTATCTTGATTAATTAAATGAGGATAGTTAGTTATAAACTTTTCAACCGAATTAATCATTCCATTTTTATTTTTCCAAAGAATCAAATTACAAATGCTACTAATTTCCGTATTAAATTCATTTTTACTCAAATATGACTTTACTATATTAGTTGCAAAAGTTTCATCTCCTGTTACTCTTTCCAAATTAGTTATCAAAAACTTTTCTGGTTTCTCAATCAAAAGCATATGTTTATGTTGTTCAAAGAGTTTTTTGTATTGACTATCCTTTCTATCAAAACTATATGACAGTCCAAATTCAGTATCCAAATTATCTTTATAAAGAGTAATAAAAAGTGCCTTACCGATTTTATCAAATGCCAAACAATAACTATTATTAAAAGTAGATAGCAAATCACAATTTAGTATGTTCTTGGGATTAATAATATATTTAATCATATCTGAAAACTGATTATTTACCGTGTCCAAATACTCTAGATATTCCTTGATTGGTTCAAATAAATCTACATAGTCTAGTGATTCTTTGTCAAATAAATTATAATAGTTATAAGGGAAATAAGGTATGCGCTCATTTTGATTTCTAATCAAATCAATATACTTATTAAACTTGTTTAGATTCAAATAATAAATCTTATTCTTCTCAACTACAATTTCAGTATTTATTAAAGTTAGTTTTGGTAAGATGGGGAAATCCTGAGTAGTTCCAAACAGAACTTTATTGACCTTTGTTAGAGGCACAATTAAACCTGTATCAATCTCTAGTTTTGAATATTGTGAAAATAGTGTTTTATAGTCCATTACAGAACTATTCTATTTTTAAAAGAAAAATTTTATCAACTTTTTTATTTAAAAAAATTCTCTCTCTCTATAAAAAAAAGTGGACTTTTGTAACATACATCTTTTATAAATCATTTAAGAATAAAAATATATAGTAAATGTATATATGGAAGAAGGTGGTATAAAGCATATCTGTTTATTATGCGATAAAGGATATTCCTCTAGTAAAAGTCTATGGAATCACAATAAAAAATATCATAATGACAAAAAAATCTCCAAAAACGAGGATAACCTTCCTCTAACCGGAGGACAAAAAGATGGATTGTTTAAATGTGAATTTTGTAATAATGAATATCAATATAAAAGAGGTTTATGGAAACACACTACAAGTTGTAAGGTTAAAAAAGAGAAAGAAAAAAACGAAGAAACATTAAATATAATGAAAGAATTATTGAATAAGCAGAGCGAGGAAATGAAAAAAGAAATAGAAAGATTAAAAACTGCGTTAGAAAAATCAATAAAAATTCATCCTAAAACATTAAATAAAATAAACAAGCAACTGATTAATCAAAATAGTAATAATAATAACAATAATAATATAGTAAATAATACGATTAATATTGTTCAATTAGGAAATGAAAATTTAATTGAGGTCTTATCTGAAAAACAAAAGTTAAGAATATTAGAAAGACAAGCACTAAGTTTAAATGATTTAGTTGAATTAATTCATATATCTCCAAAATATAAACAATTCAAAAATGTATGTATTACCAATTTACAAAGTAGCTTTGGACAAAAATATGATGAAAAATCAAAAAAGTTTATAGCAGTTAATAAAAATGAATTATTAAATGAAATAGTAGAGTGTAGAATGTATGACATTGAAAAATTTTATGATGAAAATAAAGATAAAATGCCTCCAAAAAAAGCGGAACAGATTAAATTATTTATTGATAGAATGAATGATGAAGATGATGTAATTAAAGGAATTAAAAATGAAGAAATTAAATTAATATTGTATAATAATCAAGACAATATTAATAATGCAATAGTTAACTTGCAACAGTAAAATAATTATAATCAACTATACTCAACTTATGTTTCGTTATAAATTCTTTAGTATTAAAGGACTCACGTTTTTTAATCTTACCAACTTTTAAAACATTTGGTTGAGTGCACAACACAAATACATATTTATGAATTCCTGTTCCTGTCGGTGGATTTGGTGGTGCATAATCAATTAATTCATTCGGCTTTATTTTTTTATTAATATTAATAATTAATAAATGTAAAAAATCAGGTTCCACTGCATCTGCATCATACATAATTAAAGAATAATAATTATTATCCTCTGGTATAACACAAATCTTTGGTCGTTCGGCAGTTACACCGGTATTTAGTAATTGTTTTTCTACTTTTATATTGTTATTATATTTTATTTTTAACATTAAAATATAATAGAATTTTCTCTTTATTCAAACTTTTGAAAAATATAAAACCTATTCAAGAATGAATAAAGTTTACCTTCTTTCTCAGCACCTTTCAAATTATCATAAAACTTTGCTACATCTTCATAAAACTTTTTATTCTTAAAGTTTTCTTCGTGAGGTGTTACATCCATAAACCATGCTTTATTAATATTATATACATTTGCAAAAGTATCAGTTTCAATTAATCTACAACCAGCTTTCTTCATTGTATTAACTACTAATTTTTTTGTAAGTAAATTTTCAGGTCTGGCAGTTGAAGAAATCCAACTCATCATAACATCAATAGTTTGTCCTGGTTCATCTTTCAAATCACCAGTAAATTTTTTTGTAATTTCAAAAAACTTATTCTTTTCTCCATTGTCTCCAGTATAATAAGATGTAAAAACATCAGTGCCATTTAATAATTTTAAAACTTCATCTGCATCAAATAAAGTTAATATAATATAACCTCCAATTCTTAGATAATTATTAATATTGGTAACCAAGTTTTGAGTTGATTCAGGTGTATCAAAAACATAGTGAATTGCAAAATTACTAGTTATTATATCATATTTATTTTTTTTATTGAAATATTTATCTATATTATTCTTATTATCTTGAGACATATTTGGTAATTTTTTAGATTGTACATCTGAATCCATTGGTAAAGAACCATCTGCTTGAATATAAGTCATTTTACCATAATCAGGAAATTTAGATTTCAAAAAGTTATAACGACTTACTGCACTATCAGTAGCTGCAAATAATCCTTCATAGTCATTATCAATACCTACATAATCACCTACACGAGCGTGATAAAACTTTTGAATATCTCCTCCTCTACCACAACCAATATCAAAAATTGTTACTTTTCTTTCTTTACCACCTTTGGTCTCACTAAATGGTTGACAATAAGTATATAATAAAATAGACTTTAGCCAATTATGAAAGTTTCTAAATAATTTACCCAAATTAGTAATTTCTTGATAGTATTTGTCTTGAGCTCTGTCATTGGTAATTACTGAAGAATCAATTCTACCTTGTAGAATCTTAAGTTGCATTTGATAAGTGTTAATATTTGATAACTTTTTAATTTCATCAATAGTAACTGCTTCTTTCATTGATTTCCAAGTTTTAATAGCAACATCCTTAAAGTTACCATACTTTTTCTTATCTTTAATCACACTTTCGGTTTTATCCCAACGAGTTCTTAAAATAGACCATCTGTATTGATGAGGGATATTTGGATTATTAGTATAGATAACTTCAATAACTGTATTATCTTGGACAATATTGCCTTCTACATCTCTAACTTCTCCTCTAATCATAGGGAAGAAGGCTTCGTGATTATTTTCCTCCTTCATAAAAGGAACTGGCATTTCTTTATTACCAATTAAATCACCTACAAAAAAGTTAGCAATTCTAAAGACTTGGTCAGTTCCAGTTGCAGAACCCATTTTAATCTGCAATGAATTATCATATATTTCCATATATCCACCTGTTTCTGGATTTCTCTGAAAGTTAACATAAATATCAATTGAATTTGTTTCAGGTGGTTTATATTTATAAATAGGATACTTTTGTTCTCTTTTGTCTCTGGTATACTTTTGATCTAATCCTGTAAAAATAATACCATCCAAATAATAAGGACAGTTTACTTTATTAGAATTAGTACAACCATTATAAATTAGATGAGCATACAAAAAAACTTCTGAATTAGCACCACCAGTGGGAAAAATAAATAATTTAGGATGAAACAAGTAATCATTCTCTTTAGTTTCATCTATTAATTTATTTAGATTTTGATAAAATTTCTCAATCTCAGTTGAATAATGTTTTTCTTGTTTATCTAGGTCAAAAGTACCGGTAAATGGTTTAGCAATAAAGATTTTATCATTTAGTTTTGCTAAAACATCATTTACATATTTTAATCTATTTTCCAAAATAACTTCATTACGTAAGTCTTTTCCGTTAGA